GTAACACCACAATTACTGGTACTCTTGCTTCTGGTAACACAACCATCACTGGGTTTGCGAACGCATCAGTTAGTGTAAATAGTGCTCTACTAACCGTTGGTACTAATTTCATTGCCAATACTACTGGTGCTTACCATACTGGCGTAATCAATGCTGCTTCACATACCACAACTGGCGTTACTGCTAATGTAAGTGGAGTATATCCAGCATCAAACACAGTTGGTACCGCTCTAGGATCAACAACCAACCGCTGGATATTAAACGCTAATACAGGTAACTTTAGTGGTGTGGTTACTCTTGGTAATGCAATAAGTGCTAACGGAACCACGGGAACCGAAGGTCAGGCTCTTCTTTCAGGTGGCATTGCAAATGCTTACTGGGGGGAAATTGGTGTGAGCCTTACGGATGACACTGCAACCAACGCAACAAGATACTTAATTTTTAGTAGCACTACAAGTGGATCTGTAACAAGTGCTGGTGTATCGTCTACTAAACTTTCGTTTAATCCAAGTACTGGTATTTTATCAGCTACAGAATTTTCTGCACCATCTGATCAAAGATTGAAGGCTAATATTAGCACTATATCAAACGCTTTAGATAGAGTTACCCTTCTGCGTGGAGTCGACTATACATACAATGACACAGGAAAGAAAAGTATTGGTGTGATTGCTCAGGAAATTGAAAAAGTATTTCCTGAAGTAGTGAATGAAAATACTGATGGTTACAAATCGGTAAATTATGGGGTTATTGTAGGGGTGCTGATTGAGGCTATTAAAGAACTAAAACAAGAAATTGAAGAGTTGAAAAATGGCAACAAAAGCTAATATTACTATAGATCAAGGCACCACGTTCTCTACATCTATCAACTTAACTGATGACAATGGGGACGCCATAAATCTTACTGGTTATACAGCAAGATCACAAATGCGCAAGCATTACACATCTTCCAACTCACAAAGCTTCACTGTGTCCTTAGGTGAAGTGTCTGGTATCGTATCGCTAGGATTAACTGCTTCTCAAACAGCCAATTTAGTTCCTGGAAGATATGTATACGATGTTGAGGTGGTTAGTGGTGCCAATGTAGTATCGAGGATTATAGAGGGCATTGTAACGGTTACACCAGAAGTGACTCGATAAATGAGTATAAACACAGCCACAGTAAAATTAGTCACCGGATCCACGATCCGCGCTACGATATCCACTACCAATGGTCAGATTCAAGCGTCTGCGCCAGTAACACTAGCAACAAAACCAAACAGACTTGATATGCTTGACGATGTGATTGAGGATTCTCCTCCGGATGGAGCAGTTCTTCAGTACAGAGCCGCAGATGATAAATATGTAGTGGAGCAGATCAGTTTCGAGAATTTAGGTGAACTTGATGGTGGTACGTTTTAGACACAAAAGAATAACTATAAAGCTATAAGGTAAAAAATGTCAAATCTTATTCAGATTAAAAGATCGTTAACAACAGCAACTGCTACAGGTTTAGCTAATGGTGAACTTGCATACACTGCCAATGGTGATGTATTGTTCGTTGGTAGTAATAACACCGTAGTTGCTATTGGTGGTGCAAGAAATCCTGGAACCTTAACTGCAAATCAGGCACTGGTAGCCAATGCAACAAGTGGTATTGATAAAATAATTGTTGCGAATGCAGCTGTTACCAGCTTATATGCTAACGGTGGTTTTGGTTCTAACGGTCAGGTATTGGTCTCTAATGGTTCGACAGTTTATTGGGGAACAGGTACTTCTGGATCAAATACTCAGATTCAATTTAACGATAGTGGAGTTGCAAACGCAACTGCAGCGTTTACCTTTGACAAAGCAACAAACACCTTATTTGTTGCAAATGCTGTAACGGTTGGATCTAATGTATTAATTGATACGGGATCAATTTCAGTAGGCAACAGTACTGTAAATGCGTTTGCTAATTCAACAGTATTTAACCTGAACACTTCAGGTACAAGTTCTATTAAGATTGGTAATTCGTCCGTCAATACAGTAATTAATTCTTCATCGATCTCTACTGGAACTCTTAACGGTACATTCAATGTAAGCCCCACCGTTACAGTGACGTTGAGTGGAGATGTGACTGGCACTGCTAGTGCAACATTAACAAATCTAGCTAATGGGACTGTGTCAATTTCGACAACCATTCAGCCTGACTCTGTTGCTCTTGGTACTGATACAACTGGTAACTATGTTGCTACTATTACAGCTGGTGCAGGTATCTCTGGCTCAGTATCATCGGAAGGATCCACCCCCACAATCGCAGTTGTAGCGAACAATGGTCTTCTATCAAATTCAAGTGGTGTATTTGCAATTGCAAACTCTGGTATCGTTTCTAACTCATCGGGGTTGTTTGCTAATGTAGATGGTAGCACACTGGAACTATCCACTGGACACATCCAGGTTAAAGATAATGGTATTGCACTTGGAACAAAAACAACTGGTGACTACGTTGCCACTATTACGGCTGGTAACGGTTTATCTGGTAATGGGACATCGGAAGGATCTACACCTACGGTAAATGTAGTTGCCAATAATGGTATAGCAGCAAACTCGAGTGGTGTTTTCGTTGTAGCTGGAACAGGTGTAGTGTCTAATGGTACTGGTGTTCATATTGGTCAGCCTGTTGGTACTTCTGATAATGTCACTTTCCAAGACGTAACAATAAATGGTAATACTATTCTTGGTAGTGGTGGATTTGATACCATCACGTTCAACGGAGTAGTATCATCCAATGTGTTTCCATCAGCTAACATTACCCATTATTTAGGTAATAATACGCTGAGATGGCTGGAAGTTCATGCTCAGAATGTACACTCAGAATACTTGTATATTGATAAAGATGTGACAATTGGTGGTAACCTAACTATTTCCGGTAACTTGGTTAGTGTAAATGTATCCACCCTATCTGTTACAGACTCACTAATTCAGCTTGCCTCTAATAATACAGTATCTGACTCACTTGACATTGGATTCTTTGGTAGCTACCAAACTGGTGGTGGCGATCACGAACACACCGGTTTTTTCAGAGACGCAAGTGATGATAAGTACAAGTTATTTAAAGGTTTAACAGTATCACCTACATCTACGGTCGATACATCCAATAACACATACCAGATAGCAACTCTCCAAGCATATCTTGATTCGGCTGGTTTGGTATCCAATGGATCAAACTTTACAGTAACAGCTAATTCCACATTAGCAGTATCGATAACAGCAAATTCTATATCTCTATCTACCCCTCTTGCTGGAAATAGTGGTGGTACGGGATTGAATACATATACTGCAGAAGATATTCTTGTTGCTAATAGTAGTAATGGATTCAGGAAATTAGGTTTAGGTTCTGATGGTTATGTTTTGCAGTCAAACGGTACTGCAGTCATTTATGCTACTCTTGATGGAGGTCAATTCTAGTGGATGCCGATTTTGTTAATGTTTTTATTGCTAAACAAAAAATGTGGATTGAGGAGCTTTTAGCAAAACACATAATATTGGAAGCAAGGGTTCAAATTGCTGAGGGTGCAATAGCAGAAAAATTAAAAGAAATAGAAAAGCTTAATGCTGATATCGAGGAAAAAAGCCAGTACATAAACAGACTGGCTAACTCCAATAATACAAGAAGAAGTGAGGAAGAGCTCATTCTTCAAGATGTAAGAGAGCAAGCAAAGCAAAAAAAGAAAAAGGAAGATCCAGCAGTATCTTCTGACGAATTCTAATACTCTATATAGAGTGCTGAAGGGGCCACATGGCTAATAAATTTCAAGTCAAACGTACGTCCGTCACAGGTCGTACTCCTAATACTACCAACTCTGGTAACACCCACTTCATAGACACTGGTGAGTTTGCCCTTAATATGGCAGACGGTATTCTTTATTCTTCAAACGGGTCGGCTGTAATTGAAGTTGGCGCAAACAACACTTCTGCGCGAATCACAAATTCTTTAACCCTCAATAACGACAGACCGCTAAGATTTAATACAGTCAATACTTCTGCTTCTGCATATTTCATTCAGCAGAACGACGACAACTTCGTATTCTATACAACAAATACTGCGTATGGTGCAAGAGCTGTTTGGTCCATCTACGCGAATAGCGCGACTAGCAATCTACGATTTAACACACAGACTACATTTAATGGTAACTTAGATCTAAATATAGTCGCAGTATATGCAAATGGTACACCTGGTATAGCTGGTCAAGTTCTTACTTCTAATGGTAGTTCGACTTATTGGGGAACTGCGACCGCTGTAGCCACAGTCAATACTGCTGCTCAATTTGCGTGGACCAATACCCACTCATTCTCTGCTAACGTATCATTTACCGGTAATGGTATTGGCATATCTTCAAATACTGGTGCAATTTATCTTGGTGGTATTTCTGACGCCAATTGGAGAATTGGTCGTAACACCGGTGCTGTCACAAAGTGGATATACACAAATAACACTATAGATATTGTTACAGCCAACTCCAATCTTGAAGGTATGTCAATAGGGCTGGTTAATGGGAATACCTATTTTGAAACTGGATATCTTGGCACTTACATCTCAAGTAATGTTACTGTTGGTAATACGTCAGTAAACGCTACTATAAATTCTACTTCGTTTAGTGGCACTGCAAACAACTCTACTAATCTTGATGGAGTGGCTGCTGCATCTTATGTTCAAAACACAGATTCTAGAACGCTATCGGGCAATCTGGTAATATCGGGTACGTACTTTAATCCATCATCAAACACGGTTCTTTTAGGTAACTCAACTCAAAGATGGGTGGTGAGTGCAAATTCTGTGAATGCGGTGTCTATCCTAGTTGGATCTAACTTAAACATTAATGTAACAACTGTTAAAATAGGCAATGCAACATTTTACGCCAACTTGCAATCAACAATAATGTCTGTGGTGGGTGGTAGTAACGGATCGTATGTGAATGCTAGTATGGTGTTAGTTTCCACAACCACTGGCACTTCGTACTATATGGGTTCAGGAGCTAACCTAGCTACTAGCGGCACTCTCAATATTGGTACTGCAAATGCTACTGCCAATGGATTTAAAGCAAATAATAACAATGTTAGTGTCGGTAACTCAACAGTAAATGTAACGATTACTACTGCAGGTATAACATCTTCTGGTGGCACCGGTGTCAATCCCTCATCTAATTCTCTTGGCACAACATTAGGAACATCCACACAGCGTTGGGTAGTCAGTGCTAATACAATAGATGCTTCTGGATTAATTACAGCAGCTGCTGGTGCAAATATACAAGGAACTGCTAATCTTGTTGATGTGAACATATCAGGTAATTTGACTGTTTCTGGTACTACAACCTATGTAAACACCACCAATTTAAATGTTGGTGATAATATTGTTACTCTTAACGCTGATTTAACAAATCTAACTGCTCCAACTGAAAATGCTGGTCTTGAAATCAATCGCGGTAGCTCTGCTAATGTAAACTTCTTGTGGAATGAGACTTCAGATTCATGGACGTTGGGCAACACAGACATCACAGGATATGCAAACGCTTCATTTAGTGTTAACTCTGCTCTCTTAACAGTAGGTACCGACTTCATTGCTAATACCCAAGGTGCATATCACACAGGTACTGTTAATGCTGCTTCTCATACTACATCAGGTATCACAGCAAATACATCTGGAGTATACCCATCCTCAAATACTGTTGGTACTGCTTTAGGCACAACTACCAACAGATGGAATTTAACTGCAAATGCTGCAGGGTTCACTGGACAGGTTGAGGTTGATGATGCATGGGATACTGCAGATGGTGCTGGAGCAATCTATCTTGATGGATTGACTGGTAACAGAATTGACTGGAACATTAATGGGGTAGCGTCTCCTGCTGTAACAACAAGAAGTGCTGGTACCAAGCTAGTACTCTTTCCAGCAGTTGCAGCAGCCTCTGTTGATTTTGGATTGGGTATCGAGACTAACCATATGTGGTTCAGTGTTGCTGATACTGGTGATGGCTTTAAGTGGTATGCAAACACAACTCAGTTGGCTGTAGCAAATACTTCGGGGTTCACTTTGGGATCTGGTGGTATTTTTCCAACATCAAACAGTGCAGCCACGTCTTTAGGATCTGCAACTCAGCGTTGGGTTCTCAATGCAAATACAGGATCATTTGCAGGTGCAGTATCGGGCATAACAACATTAGCTGCCGGTAACACAACAGTAACTGGTTTTGCTAATATAACAAGCACTATTCAAGGTGGATCTAGTTTAACTATTGCTGGTACTGCCTCTGGTATTACTACTTTAGCAGCCGGTAACACCACGATAACCGGATTTGCTAATGCGTCTGTGAGTGTCAACTCTGCTCTTTTAACGGTTGGCACAAACTTCGTTGCAAACACGACTGGTGCATATCATACCGGCACTGTAAATGCTGTGTCGTTCACAACGACCAACTTCATTGCTAATACTACCGGAGCATACCCGCTATCTAACACAGCTGGCACTGCCTTAGGCAGTGCAACTCAGCGTTGGGCCCTCAATGCAAATACAGGATCATTCTCTGGTGCCGTATCTGGTATAACAACATTAGCAGCTGGTAATACTACTATAACTGGCTTTGCCAATGTCACAAGTACAATCCAGGGTGGATCTAGTTTAACTATTGCTGGTGCAGCTAGTGGCATTACAACTCTTGCTGCTGGTAACACAACAATAACTGGATTTGCAAATGCATCTGTGAGTGTTAACAGTGCTTTATTGACAGTTGGCACATCGTTTATTGCAAACACTACCGGTGCCTATCATACAGGGGTAGTAAATGCAGCAAGTTATACGACATCAGGATTTGTTGCAAATACAACTGCAATAGTACCAACATCAAATACTATACTGCTTGGAAACTCAACTGGTAGATTTGTATTATCTGCCAACACTGGGTCATTCTCTGGTGCCGTATCTGGTATAACAACATTAGCAGCTGGTAATACTACTGTTACAGGGTTCGTTAATGCAACCAGTACCATACAAGGTGGATCTAGTTTAACCATTGCTGGTGCTGCATCTGGTATTACTACTCTAGCTGCCGGTAATACAACAATTACTGGATTTGCTAATGCATCTGTAAGTGTTAACTCAGCACTATTAACTGTCGGCACTAGTTTTATTGCAAATACGACCGGTGCGTACCACACTGGATTAGTTAATGCTGCCTCACTAAATATCGGAGGGAGTGCATTCATTGCAAACTCCACCGCAATTGTTTTAGCAGATCCTGTAACTGCAAACGGTACTACGGGAACGTCTGGTCAGGTGCTCACTTCAAATGGCACTGTAGGATCTCCGTACTGGTCTACAATATCTGCTGGTGGAACCGTTACAGTTGTTGATGACACCACAACCAATGGAACAAGATATATTGCCTTTGCAAACCAAACGTCTGGTACTCTCTCATCAGCATATGTTGATTCTACTGGATTAACGTTTAATCCATCAACAGGAACCGTGGCTGCAGCTATATTCAGTGCCACTTCTGATGAAAGACTAAAGTCTGACATTAAGATTGTCGGTGATCCAGTTGAAAAGATTAAGTCACTGAAAGGTGTCAACTTTACCTATGCAGCTTCAAATACACGAAGTATTGGTGTTATTGCACAGGATGTTGAGCTGCAAATGCCGGAATTAGTTGATATAAATAGTGAAGGATATAGACAAGTCAACTACAACGGTATTATTGGTGTACTCATTGAGGCTGTGAAGCAACAGCAAAAAGAGATTGATGGCTTAAAACAAATGGTTGAACGATTAAAATAGAGGGGTCTTAAATGACAACAAATGTTAACACAAACGGTGTAGTATTTAACGATGCTACTACACAAAATACAGCGAGTGATTATATAACTACGAAGTTTAGTACGCCTAGTAACTGGGCCGCAGCAAAGGCTGGATTGAAGGCAGTGAGAATATCAGCAATGGGTGGAGGTGGCAATGGTGGATCTGCAACAGGAGCTACCGGATTTCAACCGCAGGGTAAGTCCGGTGTTCCAGTGGGACGAAATGCTGCTGCTGGTGGAGGTGGAGGTGGAGGATTTGTGATTGGTTGGGTAGATGGATCGGCTATTCCAGCTTCTCCAGTACCAATTACTGTTGGATCTAATTCACCATCATCGTTTGGCTCTTTCATCTCAGCTACTGCAGGAGCTGCTGGAGCCGATTCTACAGCACCAACAGGAGGTAATGCTTCCTCTGCTGGAGGTGCCGCTGGTACAGGCACTAATAGTGCTAATAGCACAATTGCTGCTCTTGGTGGGGAAGGGTATAGTGGTAATCCTGCCGGTGGAGCCGGTGGTCTTGCTGGTGGGTTAGGGTTTGGTGCTGTGGGTCCTGGTAGTAGTGGGGTCGCTTCTGGGTATGGAAATGGTGGAGGTGGTGCATCAAGAACTGGTCCTGGAACGACTGCTGGTGGAGCCGGTTCAACAGGTTGGATCCTGGTTGAGGAGTTTTATTAATGAAAAAAGCTCTTATTTCTCCTATGGAACCTAGGATTGATAATGAAGGAAATGATGGATTTAGAGTGGCTCATGTTGTACTTCAATCATACGAGGTCGCTCATCCGTTATTCTGGGTAGATTGTCCTGACGATTGTGTGCAGGATTCTTGGGTGTATGTTGAAGGTAAATTAGTTGACATTTCTCCGGTTCCAGAAGAAGATTCATCTGTTGAACTTCCTCCACTAGTAATTGATAACTTTACAGAACTATAGGATTTGTTATGAATGTGATTGAAATGTTCAAAATGCAAAATTATATCAAAATAGATAATGTTTTAGATCGAAATTCTTGTAAAGCGTTAACTTGGAACTTCGAAAAGTTCATTGAGCAGGGGCAGACTGTTAAGGATGAACAGTGTACCAGATCTGATTCAGCGTATGCTTTTGTTGATTTTGAAAGGTTGTTGAAAGATTTACGTCCCACATTTGAACAGGTAACTGGTAAGCGCTTGATACCTACCTACAGCTATGCCAGGAAATATGTTAAAGATGAGGTTCTTCATAATCATACTGACAGACCTGCTTGTGAGATAAGTGCGACGATAACATTGGGATATGGTAGCAAGTCCTGGCCCATTTTTATGGGTAATCATGATAAAACCATTTCATCGGAAGTTCAACTAGACGTCGGTGATGCTGTGGTGTACAAAGGAGAACAGATACATCATTGGAGAGATCCTTTTGATGGTGACTGGCAAGTCCAAGTTTTTTTACACTACGTTGATGCAGATGGTCCAAATGTGGAGTGGGCATATGATAAGAGACCAAGGCACGAGTTAACACCTTATCTGTTTGAGCCTAATGAAAATCTATATTGTTTTTACGATGACATACTCAACTCTAAAGCATGTGAAATAATAATTAATACTTACACGCAGCAGGGATTCGAGAGGCACGAGCCGTATATTGGTGATAATAAGATAGATCGAAAAATAAGAAATGTTCAGAGGATTGATCTTCCAACGTACAAGGAAATAGGTGGTAGACTGGCAGCTGTTGGATTAAGTGCTAACTATAATAGATGGAACTTCGATATAACTCATTCAAGTCAGTCTGAGTTTTTAATCTATCCTCCAGGGGGTAGGTACACCACTCACATGGATACTTTTTTAGTACCAGGTAGTGTGTGCCGTAAGTTGACAGTGATAGCGTTCCTTAACGATGATTTTGAAGGTGGTAGATTCTATCTTGATGTTTCAAATGAAAGAATATATCCACCACAGAAACCAGGAACTGTTGTTGTATTTCCCTCTTTCCTACCTCACGGTGTGGAAGATATAATATCAGGTGAAAGGTATGCTGTCGTGTGCTGGATGGACGGGCCGTGGTTTAAGTAACGAATGTAATAAAAGGAATATCAAGGAAAAAAATGGACGCAACAACAAACTACTTAGCTTTTGGATATAAAATTAACAAGGCCGTGTTGGAACCGGGTGATTTTATTGAGAGTCCTGCAAAAAAATATGTAGCCGGGAAATGGTATCTAGTTGATCATGATTATAATCCAAACTTAACTCGCGAAGACTACCTGAGTGGGAAATTTTCTTACAATGAAATATCACTTCATGTTAGTGGTAAGGTAGCCATCACTCCAATTCATACAATGATACCCACGTACTACACGAAGGGGCACTGTAACGTTGATATGCCTTATGAAAAAGGAATGGTGAAAGAAGATATAATTGAATCAACTACTGTGTTTGGTATCAATCCGTTTGATAATCTAGACCAAAATCCAGTATTACCTGATGTATCAATTTTGAGGTGGGCTGCTGGAGATGTTATTGTACCGCCTGTAAGATTCTTCCTTGCTGTTGGATCATTTAAAAAAGATGGTATAACACACTCTACGACGGGAGCTTATTCACTTACCAACGGTAACATAGAGATACTGGCGGATTGTCTGGGATTTATTTTTAACGTATAGGACGTACAATACTAGTATTATTGGTGTGTTGATTTAAAAATTATTTAAATATTATGAAACAAAAAGTTTTTCGTGCGTTTGGATATATTGTAACCAGAACAGATTTAGAGCCAGGTGAAGGTGTTTCTGATGAGTTTGCTAATCACAACACCTTTGCTTCAAACGGACCTGCTGATGTAAATCTGACAAAGGACAAGTATGATCCTAAAGTATTCAATCACATTTGGGTGATCACTCGAGGTAAGTGTGTAACTACAGTAAGAGATACTGGTCAGAAGATAATAAGAACACCTGGGTTCAACACATTACAACATACAGACACGTGGCCCCTAGTTGGTGTACTTGATACTGAAGTTTTAGAGCCAATGAGACTTTTTTGTATTAGTCCGTTGCACAACATTAACAGAATCCCTGTAATTCCTGATGTATCGTTTATTAGTATTGAAGAGGGTCAAGAGTATGCAGTTAACAAACAAACAAAACTTTTTTTCTGTGATGGTGAGATCAAATTTAGTGGTATGCCGGTTTCTGAAGCTTGTCAACTAAACATTTCTGGTGGATCAATTACAGCTAGTAAACCATCGTATGGTTTAGTGTTTAATTAATCATGGAGCAATTAGTTACTAATTCTGAAGTGAGCTTACATGATTGTTGTAGGCTTTTACCTTTTGGTGTAAATATATCTTTAGATGATGAGGGTCTAAAGTACCGACTGCATAAAAATCATGATAAGTGGCAAAAGTATGGAGTAGCTTTAAAAAGAGTTAGTCCATATGTTCCAGCTATTGCTGTAACTTATGATGTAAGTCAATCAGTGTATGATAAAGTAGTTAGCTCTATTCCATCTCGCATTTTGAGTCTTGAAACTCCGGTGGTGTGGTATCTAGAAGTTGATGGTGGAATATCAAAAGATTCACCTGTATTGATTCCTCCTCATATTGATGATTTTAGATTATGTACAATAAATTTTTACCTAGAAGCTTCTGGAGAGGTAACCTCTTTCCACAGCTACAACTTGAGTAGGATGGATGATATAGGTAGTTTTAGTGCTAAGAGTGGCGAATCCTGGATTTTAAATACAAATGTGCCTCACTCGGTTAAGTTGGTTCCTGGAAAGAAAAGACAGGTTTTGGGACTATCTTTCATAAAAACACCATACGATGTGATATCATCTATTCTGCCCTAATTACAACAATAATAAATACTCCACTAGATAAGGAGTAAAAATGGCCGTTCCAACAACCAGAGCTGAGTTTAAAGAATACTGTCTTAGAAAACTGGGTAAGCCAGTAATAGAGATCAATGTTGATGATGATCAGGTGGAAGACCGTATTGATGAATCTCTGAAGTATTACTACGACTATCATTTTGATGGCTCGGAGAAAATCTATTACAAGCACATTGTGACGTCAAACGACGTCACCAACAAGTATATTACTCTCCCTGAAAATATTATTGGTGCTGTTAGGATATTCAGTCTTGGTGATCCTATGGTATCTAACAATCTCTTTGATATTAGATATCAGATTGCTTTAAACGATCTGTATACTCTTACTTCTGTATCAATGGTTCCTTATTACATGGCATTCCAACATATCCAGTTAATGGAGCAGATGCTAGTTGGTCAGCAGCCTATAAGATACAACAGACACACCAACAAATTATATATCGATATGGACTGGGAGTATAAAGCAAAGGTTGGTTACTTTCTTATTGTTGAGGCGTACGAGATTGTTAATCCAGAAGTATATGCTGATGCTTGGGGTGACAGATGGCTCCAGGAATACTGTACAGAAAAAATTAAATATCAGTGGGGTACCAACCTAAGCAAGTTTAACGGAATGCAGCTTCCTGGTGGTGTCACGTTTAACGGTCAGAACATTAAACAAGAAGCTGATGCTGCTATTGAAAAGCTGGAAAAGGATATGATTACCTCCTATTCATTACCAGTTATGGACATGATTGGATAATCTGATACATGGCCACCTCGTTCTACTTCAATAATTTTGGTGCTAGCCAAGAGCAACTACTAATTGAAAACTTAGTAGCAGAGTCCATTAAGATATATGGGCACGATCTCTATTATCTCCCAAGAACCTTGGTCAATAGTGACGCCATATATGGTGAGGAAACTTACTCGAGGTTTGATTCGCAGTACTTCATTGAAATGTATATTAAAAATGTTGAGGGGTTTGCTGGTCAAGGAAGTTTTCTTTCCAAGTTTAACCTCGAGATTAGAGATCAGGTGACCTTTTCAGTATCCAGACGAGTATTCTCAGAGGAAATTGGTTCACAAGCTGACTTGGTTAGACCTCGCGAAGGTGATCTAATATACTTACCACTCAATAAAAAGCTGTTTGAGATCAAGTACATTGATAATACAGCCATATTCTACCAGCTTGGTTCTTTGCAGACGTTTGACGTCGTGTGTGAGATGTTTGAATACAGTAACGAAGTATTCAACACTGGGATCACAGAGATTGATGAGAAACAAAAACCACTTACTTTCAATATGTCTGATTTTGGTATCCAGCTTGAGAGTGGATTAGCTCTTGCAGATGAAGAGGGTCTTGATCTAATTCAAGAACAGTACGATCTTAAAGTACAGGATCCTATTTCTGATAACTACGACATTCAATCAGAGTCTGATGGTATACTTGACTTCACTGAGATTGATCCATTTAGTGAGGGAGCATATTAATGTTTGGTCAGGTATTTTACCACGATACAATTCGTAAATACGTCATTCTTTTTGGAACTTTGTTTAACGATGTTTACATCCTCAAAGGGGATGGAACGAACACTACACAAACAATAAAGGTTCCAATTTCGTACGGTCCAAAGCAAAAGTTTTTGGTCAGGCTTGAGCAGGACCCTAACCTCAATAAACCAGTTGCTATCCAACTACCTAGAATGGGTTTTGAATTGATGGATATGAGGTATGCTGCAGAAAGAAAGTTACCGACAATTAATAAAATTTCAACGGTCAACCCAAACAATCCTAACAAGCTATATCACCAGTATATGCCTGTCCCTTATGATTTCAGCTTTGATCTGAACATTATGGTAAAACAAGCAAGAGATGGTACAAGAATTTTAGAGCAAATTCTGCCATTCTTTACACCTGAGTGGACAGCAACATTGAATCTTGATCCAACAATGCAGCACAAATATGATGTGCCTGTAATTTTAAACTCGGTTAAGTCAGAAGATACATACACTGGTAACTTTGTAGAAAGAAGGGCTATTGTATGGACCCTCTCTTTTACGCTCAAAGGTTATATCTTTGGGGCTACAAGATCTCAGAAGATTATTAAGAACACTGGCATCAACCTTTACAATGTTCCAACAAGTGTTAATATGGATGATGCTATCGGCAATACTCAGGTGTACGATATAATAACCACAATACCTACAGTCGCGGGTAAGACACTTGATCAGGTGGAAGCAGATGATGACTACACAATTACCCAAACAATCGAGCAATTCTATGATCAATGATGCTATAGGTGATGCATTGGGTCTCACTCCTATGCAGGAAGTGTTACCTAAAGTTAAAAGAGAATCTATTGATACTGTTACTGACTACCAGTACGCACGTGGTAATATGCTGAATATACTTGAAAAGGGA